TTATAAGAAAGCTGTAAGAAACCATGATTAAATACAAAGAAGTATGGATTAAACCATCCAAATAATAAATGATTTAGGATCGGACTCGTCACCATTTATTATTGGTGACATAGGGGGAGGGTCGTCGCGCCCAGACCCCCCTGCCTAAATCGCCTCCCTCCTTAAATTTTCTCCGGAGGGATATTTTTAGGCATGTCTAAGGGCTCATGTCAGATTAAAGTTCTTACCTGGGTTTGGTGAGCCCGGGCTCCTTTCAAGGATCTGATATGGGCTCTTAAACATGTCTAAAAACATATAAGAAAGGAGGCGGAAAAGCATGCAAAACTCGCCAAAAGACACCGCTAACACCAAAAGAAAGCGCCCCCCGGCAACAACACCTGATGCAAGAGAGAACCAGATGATTTCCTACGCGATGGAAGCTGCCGAGAAACAGTTGATAAATGGTACGGCCAGCTCTCAGGTGATTACTCACTTTTTAAAACTCGCCTCCAGCAAAGAACGTTTGGAGAAAGAGATAATGAGTGAGCAAAAAGAATTACTCAAAGCCAAGACCGAGTCAATCCAATCCGCAAAACGGGTTGAAGAACTATATATCAACGCCCTCAACGCCATGAGACAATATTCCGGATCCAAAGGAGAAGACGATGAAGATTGATATTTGTAAATCTATGCCTAACGAATTACAACATTACGGTATTCTTGGAATGAAATGGGGCATACGTAGAAGTCCAGAGGAACTGGGCTATAAAGCGTTGACTTCTGCTAAAACTGCTAACCTTGATAAATGGGGAAAAGACGAAGATCATAATATTTTGTATGTCACCGGATACAGTGGTTCAGGAAAATCTACACTTGCTAGAGGCTTGAAAGATCCCACAACTAATGTTATTCATTTAGATACATATTTCGAAAAGTTAGATAAAAATGTGGCATCAAGTTTTCACGATAAGGATTTTAAATCTTATATTGAAACCACTTTTCCAGAATACATAAACATTCCAGATATGTCGTCCAAAAGCAAAGGAAAGTGGGATGCGCTTGATGCGTTTATGGAAAAAACAGAAGATTTTGCCCGTCAACAATTTAATAACGGAAAAAAAGTAATAGTTGAAGGAGTACAGCTGCAAGACGAAACCGTTTATCCTGATAAAACTTTCTTTGAAGGAAAACCAATAGCCATAACCGGTTCGAAGGCTATTGTTTCGTTTCTTAGAGCGTCCGAAAGAGATGAACGTTCGTTAATTACTGGTTTAAGCCAGGCCAAGGAATATGTGCAATGGTACAACCAAGTCAATGAAAATTTAAAAGTCTTGTCAGATATAACCGGTGTTGAAAAAGGTTCGGAGTATGTTACAAACCTACTTAAAAAGTCAGGGGATTAGTAAATATGATTAAAACCTATAAAGAACTCTCCCGTCTCCCTACTTTTGAAGAAAGATTTAATTATCTAAAGCTTGGAGGTTCTGTCGGACGAGCAACCTTCGGCTTCGATAGATATTTGAACCAGTCCCTCTATCAATCAAGGGAATGGAAGAAGATTCGCAATGACGTAATAGTGCGTGATGGTGGTTGTGATCTCGGAATACCCGGCAGAGAGATATTTATCAGGACACTTGTTCATCACATTAATCCAATAGCTGTTGAGGATATAGAAGACGCTAACGATTGTGTTTTCGACATGAATAATCTGATTTGCACATCTTACGACACACACAACGCTATTCATTTTGGCGACGAATCCCTATTGGTTCGATTACCGAAAGAACGCAGGAAAGGGGACACGACATTATGGAGAACATATTAGATTCAGTCAAGAAACTTCTTGGAATCGAACCGGAATACAAACATTTTGATCCCGAAATAATTATGCATATCAACACTGCATTTTTAAGCCTCAACCAGCTTGGTGTTGGACCAGAAGAGGGTTTCAGTATTACTGATAATACAGCGACGCTAAAGGATTTTGTCGGCGAGAGAACAGATCTTGAAGCCGTTAAGTCCTATCTCTATCTAAAGGTGCGTCTGCTTTTTGACCCTCCCCAGATGGGTTATCTGGTAGAAGCAATTAATAAACAAATAACAGAATTTGAATGGCGACTCAACGTTCAGGTAGAAAAGGAGGAAACTTGAAATGGCAATGACTGAATTAGAAAAGCGTGCTGCACGTATGAAATGGGATCCGCCAGCTCCGGGAAGTGACGCACGAAAAGAAATGCCGAAAAGTGCTTTTCTTTCACCGTCAACAAGAACATTCCCCTATAAAGTTCTGATCGAGGGACAATGGGTTGTTTCTGACCCCGGCCTTAGGTCGGCAATTTCCGTAGCTAATTTCAGAGGTAACACCTCCATCTCCGCAAGAGCCAGCAAGATATTAAATACGCTTATTTCCGATAACGCCGAGCACGACGCAAAAGATATTGCTAATAATTTCTTAGCTCATTACGGGATACTGGGCATGAAATGGGGAATCCGACGCGATCGGGATTCTAAAACCGGTCTTATCGTAAGGGAGCGTTCGGAGGACTATAAAGAAACCAGGGCATTGAGAAGGAAATCGATCTCGGAAATGAGCAATGCGGAGCTTAAACGATACGTCGAAAGAATGGATCTTGAGACAAGATACAAAAAGATAGAATCCCAGAACATTTCAAAAGGAAAGGCTGTGGCTAACAACGTTTTAAAGAAATTTGGAGATCGGGCAGTTGATAAAGCAATAACTATAACGTTGGATGCAGCAGCCGAACAATTAAAGCGCAAAGCAGGAAGTTAGTATGGGTTTATCAAATACTGCGACTCCAAGGTACTATGGCTATTTTCGAGATGAAGTGATAAGCGGCAATATTCCCGTATGTAAAGAAATCTCCATGCAGATGAACCGTATAGACGATCTAATCGAGAATCCTAAATATTATTACGATGAGGACGCTGTCGAAGGTTTTGTTAGTTACTGTGAGTCAGAATTAACTCTTACTGATGGTTCTGATTTGATATTGCTCGATACATTCAAGCTTTGGGCCGAAGACCTTTTGGGATGGTATTACTTTATTGAAAGAAGCGTCTACGAACCATACCCAGGCAATCATGGAGGGCGCTATGTTCGCAAGATGATTAAAAAGCGGCTAATTAACAAGCAATACTTAATTGTCGCTCGTGGCGGAGCCAAATCCATGTATGCGTCATGTATACAGAACTACTTCTTGAATGTCGATACTGCTACAACTCATCAGATCACAACAGCACCAACAATGAAACAAGCCGATGAAGTAATGTCGCCTATACGAACTTCCATTACCAGGGCCAGAGGTCCACTCTTTAAGTTCTTAACTGAGGGTTCCCTACAAAACACAACTGGCTCAAGAGCTAACAGAATTAAACTTGCCTCCACGAAAAAAGGCATTGAGAATTTTCTAACGGGTTCGTTGTTAGAAGTTCGACCAATGTCAATTGACAAACTTCAAGGTCTTCGACCAAAGGTGTCGACGGTTGATGAATGGTTGAGCGGAGACATAAGAGAAGACGTGGTCGGCGCAATCGAGCAAGGCGCGTCTAAACTTGACGATTATGTAATAGTGGCCATCAGCTCGGAGGGTACGGTTCGGAACAGCTCGGGCGATACAATCAAAATGGAACTAATGAATGTTCTTAGAGGCGAATATGTAAATCCTTTCGTCTCTATTTGGTATTACCGGCTTGATAGCGTAGACGAAGTTGCTAATCCAGCTATGTGGGTAAAAGCCAACCCTAATCTCGGGAAGACGGTTATGTATGAAGCGTATCAGCGCGATGTAGAAAGAGCCGAAAATGCCCCAGCTACGAGGAACGATATTTTAGCTAAGAGATTTGGTATTCCTATGGAAGGATATACGTATTTCTTCACATACGAAGAAACCCTACCGCATAAAAGAAGAGACTTTTGGTCGATGCCTTGTTCCATGGGGGCCGATCTTTCACAAGGCGACGATTTCTGCGCGTTTACTTTCTTATTTCCTCTACCGAACGGATCGTTCGGAGTAAAGACCCGTTGTTATATTTCATCTTTAACCCTTATGAAACTCCCGCCTGCTATGCGGGTTAAGTATGATGAGTTTTTGGAAGAAGGATCGTTAATGGTCCTTGAATGCGCTGTTCTTGACATGACGGATGTATACGACGATCTCGACAGGTTCATAGAAGATAGTCAGTATGACGTTCGTTCTTTTGGTTTTGACCCGTACAACGCAAAAGAATTCGTTGCCCGATGGGAAACAGAAAACGGCCCACATGGCATTGAGAAGGTTATTCAAGGCGTTAAAACAGAGTCCGTTCCACTTGGCGAATTGAAAGCTTTTGCAGAAGAAAGAATGCTGATATTTGATCAGGAGTTGATGTCCTTTACCATGGGCAACTCGATTACGCTGGAAGATACGAACGGCAATCGCAAGCTTCTAAAGAAACGTGCCGACCACAAGATAGACAGTGTTGCGGCATTGATGGACGCCTGGATAGCGTACAAACTCAATAAAGACGACTATGAATAAGAAAGGATAGGTGAACCTATTGTTCGAACCGACATCAACAAGAATTAAACACGCCTGGAACGCGTTTCGGAATCGTGATCCGACAGACTACAACCGGCAGGATATGGGTTATGCTTCGGCGACCAGACAGGACCGACCGCGAATGAGAGTTACAAGTGAGAGGTCAATTATCATATCTGTTTTCAATCGAATTGCCATGGACGTTGCCGCTGTTAACATCCAGCATGTCCGTCTCGATGAGGAAGGAATATTCGAGTCCACAATAGACTCAAGTTTGAACTACATACTTACAACAGAAGCCAATATCGATCAAACTAGCCGAGCATTTATTCAGGATATCGTAATGTCCATGTTTGACGAGGGGGCGGTAGCAGTTGTTCCGGTCGACACGACAATAGACCCGCAAATTTCAGGATCTTACGACATTCATACGATGCGTACAGGGAAAGTAGTTACCTGGTACCCAAAACATGTACGGATACGACTTTACAACGATGTTACTGGCGCTCACGAAGAGATAACTCTGCCTAAAAACATGGTCGCCATTATAGAAAATCCATTATTCGCGATCATGAACGAACCAAACAGCACCTTAAAGCGACTGATTAGAAAGCTTGCCATCTTAGACGCCATAGACGAACAAAGCGGTTCCGGTAAACTGGACTTGATAATTCAGTTACCATACGTCATTAAGTCGGACGCCAGAAGAGAGCAGGCGGAAAAACGCCGGAAAGATATTGAAGTTCAGCTTTCAGGATCAAAGTATGGAATAGCGTACACCGATGGAACAGAACGAGTTACTCAATTAAACCGCCCTGCTGAAAACAACCTTATGACACAAATCCAATATTTAACGAGTATGCTCTATAGCCAGTTAGGATTAACGGAGGACGTGTTTACGGGTAAAGCAGATGAGGCCACTATGTTGAATTATAACAATAGGACCATAGTACCAATTTTAAATGCCATTATCGATGAGTTTAAACGAAAATTCTTAACGAAAACTGCTCGAACACAGAGACAATCAATCATGTATTTCAAAGATGCATTCAGTTTGGTACCGGCGAACGAATTGGCAAATGTAGCCGATAAGTTCACACGGAACGAGATTCTGACGTCAAATGAAGTACGCTCCATCATCGGCTACAAGCCTTCTAAGGATCCCGGTGCCGATGAACTTCGCAACAAGAACATAAATGCTCCGAAGGAAGATCCGGAGGCAAAAAAATATTTGGAAGGAGAAGTCAAAGATGAAACTTAAACATGATTTTAGTGGGTACGCCACTAAGACTAATCTTAAATGTTCCGACGGAAGAACGATTCTAAAAGGCGCATTTAAACACCAGGACGGCAAGACGGTTCCGTTAGTGTGGCAGCATTTACACAACGATCCAAATAATATTTTGGGACATGCTGTCCTGGAGAATCGCGAGGACGGTGTTTATTGCTATTGCACTTTTAACGATACCGATGCTGGAAAGACCTCAAAAGAACTGGTTGCTCATGGAGATATTGTGTCGTTGTCAATATACGCTAATCAATTGAAAGAGCAGACCAAACAGGTTGTGCATGGAATAATTCGTGAAGTAAGCTTAGTTCTTTCCGGAGCAAATCCCGGCGCATTAATTGATGACGTTAGCTTTTCTCATAGCGACGGAACGGTCACAAAAGATGACACAGAGGTCATCATCTACACCGGTCTTGGTCTGGAATTATCACACGGGGACGATGATGAAGCGGATATTTCGCATGAAGGCAATGACGGGACGGCTAACGAGATATTTGACGCCCTTACCGAAGCGCAAATGTCCGCCATTCATACCATGATAGCTCGGGGGTTGAATAATGATTCAGGCGGCGAAATCGTGCATGCCGGTTACGCCGAAGATGCTACGGTTGAAGATATTTTCAATACGTTGGACGAAACCCAGAAAACAGTAGTTTATGCGATGATCGCCCAGGCTCTCGTTGAAGGAGAAATGGCCCAATCCGATGAAGAAGGAGACACGGCCCTCAAACACAATAACAAAAAAGGAGAAAATGCTATGAAAAAAAATGTATTTGACCAGTCCGCTACGGAAACCTCAAAGAATACGCTGACTCATGCCCAGTTGTCGGAGATTCTTTCCGATGCCAAACGTCATGGCTCTTTGAAAGACAGCTTCTTGATTCACGCTGCCGAGTACGGATTCGATCCGATCGACATCCTGTTCCCCGATGCAAGAAACGTTGATTCCGGTGGCCCACAGACCTACAAGCGTCCGGATGATTGGGTAAGCGATGTATTATCCAGTACAACCCACACTCCATTTTCCCGGATCAAAACCATGTTCGCCGATCTTACGGTAGACGAAGCAAGAGCCAAGGGATACATCACCGGCAATCGTAAAAAAGAAGAGATTATTCCACTG